ATTTGCCGCTGCCATTTTCTGTACACCTACTAAAGCTCTAGAATCTGGAGTACTTCCATCTCTAGCTTCGTTTAATCCGGTTACATCACGGATCATTTGCATGTAGTAATTGTAATTACCAATTAAGGCTTGCATTTTACCCCCACCCGCTCCTGTAGTTATTTCTTGAATAGGAACTTTACCTGGGTTCATGTCACCATCCTGAGTAAAAGATCTACCTACTACAGAACCTGTTTGAAAGAACATGTTAAGCGCTTCCTGTGGATTGTAGTTTGTACCGTTACCTAAATCAACTTCAGCTAAACCGTCAGCATCAAGATAAACTCCGTCTGGAACCATTCTCGACATTACTTGCTGTAACTTTAAGTGAGTTAATTGGATCATATCTGCAAATCCAGTTATACGGCTTACTATGGACTCTATTCTACCCTGGTACATTCTAGGAGCAACAATACTATAATTCATTTTAACCTTAGAGTAATCACTCTTTGGTCTAATCATATTTTTAGCTAATTCCCATTTAAGCATTTTACCACCAACAATTTTTACTCCTTCGTACAATACTTCGAGAGATTGAGATAGTTTTTCAATACCATACTCCTCATATAATTCTGGGGGAGGGTTAAATTCATCCGTCTTAGGTATTAACTTAGATGCTCCGGTTGCTGTTTCTTTAACTTTATAAACTTCATTTGTAAAAGTCTTATAATTAAAGTATAATACCTGCACAGTGTTAGAATCGTCCTGATTAACATTAGCAGTAGACCTATTATAAAATCCATTATTACTAACTGATTGACCAGCTATGCTTTTTAACTCGTCATTAGTTAGCCAAGGAAATTCTTTTTTAAGCTCGTTTAAATGTACTGATTTCACTTCTCCTACGTAATATACGTCGTCAAAGTAAGGGGAATCTGTATAAGACCATACTAAATTAACGGGGTCAACATAGTCCACCTTAGCCCCCTCTGCTTTTGTGAAAGTGTTTTTTACTGCTCCAATACCAAGTGTAGTTAAATCGTAATTACATCTTCTTTTCGTTAAGTCGTATTTATTACCAGTTAGTAAAACCGATATAGCTTGTTCTTCTGCAATTTCAACTTGTTGCTTATAAGTGAGTTGCATGTGGAGATCCAACTCTTCTTTATTTTTAGGTAGGGTTTCGGGATCGTTTTCAAATAAGTTTACACCAAACTCAGCAGAGGCAAATTCGTTAAGCTCTTTAGTTTGCATATCTCTTATCAAAGATTCCATGTATCTCGTACGTTTGTCAACACCATAAGGGTCTTGAGAATAAGCACGTATATCAAAAAGTCTGTCTGAAATACCGTTAACAACTATATCAACAAATTTTGGTATAATAGGTACGGGTTTCCAGTCTAAATTTAAGTAAGATAAATCACCGTTAATAGATAGCTCGTCTTTATATTTTTGTATAGGTTGTTCTCCTCTAGCATATAATCTTAAGTTATGAAAAGTAACTTGATTGCTTTGAAACCTACTGCTACTACCTCCACTAGTATTATTAAACCATTCACTTTCTATAGCTCTTCCTACAGTAGTACCATAGTCTATCGACATTTTCTCCGCATCGCTAGCTATTTGGCTTGGAAAATAACTTGTTATAACTGACTCAGCCATATTTTTATTTTTCTATTAATTTTGATAAACCACCACCATTGGTGTATTTAGCTATTTTTAAACTTATTGTTTCTTTTTCTACTTGAGGTCTTGGGTGATATAAGTGTCTGTTACAAGCCATTATAGCTAACCCTGAACTTATCGCTGCATCAAATTTTGTTCTATTATTTATATCGAATCCAGCCCAGTCATTTAAGGTGTTGTTAAAATACATAGCGCTGTATTGGCCATCTTCTTGTAAGCCTACATGTTTATCTATATATGTTTCTATAGCCGCTGCGTGAGCTTGTTTTATGTCTTCACTAGAGTTAGGCATTCCACCAATTTCTCTTTCAGTTACAGATAACTTATTCCAAACTTTATCAGGCCTGTTCATTGAATAACCCCTATACCCTCTTCTTTTAAAATAATATAATAATCTAGGTTTGTTATTTTCACACAGTAAAGGCATACCATAAAATACACAAGCCATTAATACATCTTCAAAAAATATTTCTGCAGTTTGAGGTCTAGCTACATACTCTAAAAAAAATGTGTTAGCCGGAGCATCCTCTAGGCTAAATTTAGTCAAACCGTGTAGAGCACCTTTAGAACCAAGGCCGTCTGTTGTTCCTGATATGTCATAACTATCACAACCGAAGGCACCCATATGATTATTCCCTGGAGCTTTTAATCCTTTATTAACAATTTGTTTATTTTGTAAATGCTCTCCGGGAACCCACGAAACTAAAAACCTACCACTAGGATTGGGTGTAAATTTGACAGTAGTGTCTTTTATACCGTTTACCCATTGGAAACTACCTCTTGTTAATACGTTTGTATTGCCAAGGTCTTCATTATAATCTATTTGTTCGTATATTTTGACTAAATTAAATATACTATTTTTAGTCTCGTCTCTGAAGGCATGCTCTTCCGTTCTTGGAAATTGCCTGTAAAATTCATTTAAAGCATCCTGATCACCTTTTAATCCTTCAGCTTCATTATTCCAGTGCTCTATAACCCCGACGTCTATAACGTCTCCAAATGGGCCCAGAACAGGTTCTTTAGGGGTGTCAAATACCGGGTGTCCATATTGATCTATAAATCCTTCATAATTCCATTCCATAGGAATAAATAAAGAATATAAGCCAGAGGCTGTTTGACCGTTCCTGTTTCGTTTTAAAACCTTTGAATTATTAAATAGCTTTTTAAAGTTAGTCCCTCCTTTATCTAGTGCATTTGAGGTTGAACCCATCATACACTTACCAATAATTCTAGAACCTAATCTTAAACACGTTTTTGTAACTCGCCAGTTGTTTAATATGTTGTTTGGCCTTTCCCACTTGCCACTTTCGTCGTGTACTAATAACTTAAGTTTCTCCCCGTCGTAGGCATTGTCTCCTGTGTTTTTCCAATCAACCGTGGTGTCGAGACCGTCGAGTGATTCAGCTTTAATCGTTTTGGTAATTGATTTTCTAGTAAGCTTAGAAGCTGGCACTCTGTAAGCAAGCTCTGTTTTTGGCCTGTCCATACCATCCTGTATGGGTTTGAAAAAGAACGGGTAATTGACTGAGATTGGTACAACTTTGTCGGTAAACATTTTTTTAGCATCAGATCCTGATTTAGATAATATACCGAATCGCGCATCTGAGGATATTGTTGCCAAGTTAACGGTTTCGCCTGAGGCCATGAATGAAAATCCAGAACGTCTGTTCTTAAGGTATGACATTCCGTAACAGCGGGGGTCTGCTTTACAAGCTTCCCAGAATATGTAGAATAATCTGTTTGATTCCCTAAAGTCCGGTTTCCCAACATCAATCTTGGACCATTGCAAGTACATAAAATGAGTACCAGTGATGTAAGTATCCAAGCCCTTATTATTGAACCAATGACCGTTTTCTCGTTTATTAAATTGTTCATCTATATAACCTTCCCAGTTTAATTTGAATTTATCCGGATAATCCCTCCAATCAAATATGCTTTCAATTGCTTTTAATTCTTTAGGATATATATCAGGTGTCCATTTGTTACTTGATTTGTCTACCTTAGCGGGCGCTTTTGGTAATGCTATTTTAAGGTTTTGTATATTGTATATTTCACCAATTTGTCCTGTTTTACTTATAACAATGATATCGTGTTCTTTGTTATACCCATACTCCCATTTCTTAGCTTTATTAAGCCTAGATATTGTAGTAAGTTTTACAGGTGTTACAACCTTATATAATGACTGCTCGTACATTATTTAGATCTTTTTTCAGCAAATCCTTTAAAAGCTTTTTCTTCTTTTACTTCTGCTGGTTTTTCATCAAGAATATCCTGTTCAAGTTCTATCCTGTTAAGAATTTCAAAAGCATCAAATATAGCTAGCTTTTTTGTAGCAGCTGCGTTTTTTAACTTATCAGCAGTTAAATCGTCATCAGAATCAACTATAGCTTCTTTAGCTACTTTAATTAATTCCTCAACCGCTTTGTGTCCAGCTAGGATTATATTCTTCTTCGTCTCCTTGGTATTCATATTTGATTGTGATTGAATTTGTGGGTACTCTATAAATCCTATCGTCACCGATTACGAATTCATACTCTGCCCCGGGCCTAAACCCAACTAAATCGCCCTTCTCTAATCCTTTTAATTCTGGATCTTTAAAGTATAAAACACCAACACCTTCTTTTTCAGCTTCCAGCGAAAATGCTTTTGTTTCTTTTATAGGCTTAACGAAATTAAAGCCTTTGCAACTTAGCCATTCTTTGCTTTTTTTATAAGCATAAACCTGGTCCTCTGTTGCGAAATATATATTATCTTTATAGTATGATCTACTATTTTTTTCGTTGCCTCTAATGTCTCTAAAACGCCTAAATACATTGTGGTGTACTATTACTTCATCACCTTCTTTAATGTCAGTATCTGCTAATGTAGGTACTGATATAACTTTAGCTATTCTGTTCGAATAATTATGATTCTGTAATTCAGTATTTAGCAGTAGCTCGTTGCCTTCAATAATTTTTACATTATTATATCTTTCACCCACTGGCTCTATGATAAAGTCCATTAATGATTTCATTAATAACTAAGGTCGTATTCCACAGCAATTGCCATATTCTTATTAAAGTCCTTCCAAGGCATTACTTCGTTGTTCTTCTCTATATAAATTGAGTACTTATCGTCTTCTTCAATTATATTTTTTATAGTATGACCACCATACACTTCCTGTCCAACAGCGTAGTGCATGGCGTCATTTTTATAATCCCTACCAATGCTGATTTTCCTAACTATCTGATTCATCCTCGGTTTCGTGGATTTCTCCTGTTTTGACATCAATTGAAACTTTACCGTAAACATTTTCTAATTTACCTTGTAATTCACCTAAGGTTTTTTTAGCTTCCCCTGCAGCGCGAATTATTTCTTGCTTTTGAATTTCTAACCCTCCAATCTGGATTGAGGCTTCATTAATTTTACCAATGACTTCTTGTAATTCTTTTAACTCTGTTTTTTTTAACTTTGTTGACATAATAATAATATAATTTAATTGTTTACATAATAACTATATAGTTACTTGTTTTTAAGTATTATTAATGGCATGCTACCATCAGAGAAGCAGGACTTGTACCCTCTATTAACACGTAATCAACAATTACCGGTAAGTATGTACCTGCTTGTACTCCTTGAAAAGATACAGCTTGTGAAGCTAAAGGCGTGTTATTAACCCCTGTAACTGTAATTACAGCCATGGAAGTTCCACCCGCTAATCTAAGAGTCTGCCCAACAGTATATCCACTGCCTGCGCTATTTAGCGCTGCTGTAGCAACACCCCCGGTTCCATCAACAGTAATATCTACTGTTAATCCAGAAGCTACAGTACCATCATCATTTAATGTTGCTACTCCGGTAGCGGTGGCATAACCCACTCCGGGAGATGTTATTGTAAGATCAGTTACAACTCCACCGAGTGTACTTGATAATATCGCTTTTACTGTTCCAGTTCCGCCGACCCACAAAGAAGCTTTGTTAAGATTTGTAGAAGCATTGATTGTATTGCTCGGCACTACTACATTACCAAACTCTATAAAATCTGGCTGATTTAAAAATTGTCCCATTATTATTTATTTTTGTTTATGTTTGTTGCTTTTTCCCATGTTCTACCCACAAAGTATGCCCCATAGACGGTAACTAGTAGCGTTTGAAATATAGGTATATATTCTTTTGCTATTTGAAATTCCCCAATGTTTCCGTCCGTAAACACCAATGCTGTAAATATAACAGTTATATATATAAGTATAATCGGTCGGATATTTTTAGACAAGAAACTATCACTTGCCATATCTGATTCCCAACGAGCTGTTACTTGGGCTTGAGCATTTGTATCAGCTTGCTCTAGTATTTCCAGAACTTGCTTTTTAACAATAAGCTTTTCTTCTTCGGTAGTAGTTAACTTGTCGATAGCGTTACCTATTTCTTTGACAACGCTACCAGTAAGCCATTGGAATAACTTTTTCATTAGCTAGGCTTTATCGCATTT